GTACACATCACCTTCATCCTGCTTATTAAGCTGAAAGACAATGCTATCATCACCTGTTTCAAGTATTAATGCTGGTGATTTGTCTAGATGACCTGATGGATGAAGCAATAGATTTATACAATCATCAACGAGTTTATAAACTGATTGTGTCATATAATTAAGATTTGTGATTAATTGAGTGTTGTAAATTTGGGTGTTAAACCACGCTATAAGGTCTCATCAGCGTGATCAAACACTCAAATAACTATGATTTAGTCATCATAACTGGTTCTAGGCATCCAACTGACTAAAAAGAGGTTTAGAAGTATGCAAAATACTACAGCACCTGCTAATCCCCATGTCTGTTGATCAGCTAGATTGAACCCAATCAGTGAAATGATGACAGTTTGTACTAACAGTACTGCCTGAATGTCATGTTTCTTCATTGATCTATTGATTTAATGAATGAATAGATAACATAAGCTACCATAACAACAACAAATGCTATCATAAATGTTGAATTGTCCATAATGAATTAGCTTAGATTGTCAAGCGGCTCAATAAAAAAAGGGGCTCTCGCCCCTTCTCGTTATGCAGTCCATTCCAGCATCATGTTGGTAGGAACAGCGAGCTGATCACCAACTTCTGGCATTTCAATAGGACTTACAAATGCACGTTGCACGAATCCATTTTCTTCTTTCTTGATTCGTGCCCAATTAGTACCATCTTGACGTTTACCAGTTGCGATAACTTCGTATTCTTGCATAATGTTTACCTACTACGTTTAATTAAGATTTAATGTGACGGGTACTGTAAAACCGCCAAGACGTAGTGGGGGTGACTTTATAAGGTGGTCTTCGAACTCGCTAACACCCAACTCTCAAATAATATATGGTATTTTTTCTGGAAATCGCTCTCGCTGTTTGTTACATTAAAAGAAAAAGATTATGAGTAAGACTTCAACTTATAAAGACAAGTGCAATTACCCTCAGTGTTACTGCAAGGAGTTTGGTGATTGCATTAAACGAGTAAAACAGGTAGAACAAAATAAACGTAATTTAAAGAAGGAGATCAATGGCGGAGGAATCTAGATGTCCATATTGTAAGCAACCACTGAAGATGGTTTGGGTAAATGGTCATGGTCAGTGCTCCAATTGTGGAATAAACATTGAGCCATGTTGCTCAGGAGAGCAGTGTGATGGATAACGTCTGGTTTATTCACATACCAAAGTGTGGTGGCACGTCTGTTAAGCATTCTCTTGATATTTCTACAGGTCATCAAACACTCGGTTCTATGAAAGAGTCTATGGATGAGGAGTTTTATAGCAATGCTTTTATCTTCTCTTTTGTACGCAATCCCTTTTCCAGAATGCAGTCCCTCTATAAGTTTGAAGCAGCAAATGGTTTTCATGGAGGAAACGATGTTTCATTTAATAAGTGGCTTGATCTCACCCTCCTAGAGCAACAGTTTCCATACTTTTATAATGAGACTCATTTTGCTAACTGCTTTGATTGGCTAACTATTGATGGAGAGTCTATTGATGCAGACTTTGTAGGAATTATGGAAAACTTTCCGACAGAGTTCCAGCGTCTTACTGATATTCTAGGTGTGAATGCGAACATATCTCATCTTAATCGCTCCAGTAATATCGGTTGTTATTATACTGCTTCTACTATTGCTCTTATCAAGGCGTCGTTCTATAAAGACATTGACACATGGTATAAAGGATTAAAACTGTTATGAGGTTACTACGATACACATTCATCAAGGTATTTCGTGGAGGGTTTCAAATCATTGACAATAAAGATGATTCAGTGATCGGTTATGTTCGTAAGGAACTTTCTGCTATTGAGATCGTTAATTACATGAACAACTACGAACCCAAAAAACCAATAATATGATTAAACGCTTATCTAAATTTGACGTAATAACCAATCTTGCCTATATACTTATAGGTTTAGTACTCTACACGAAGAGTGTGGGATGGTGGATTCCAACAACGTGTGTTCTTCTTGGAATAGGAAGTGGAATACTTCATTACTATAAACATCGGTGGAGTGCATACTTTGATTGGGGTGGAATGTATGCTGTATTTGGAGGTCTGGCTGGAATGAGTTGGATAACTAATCCGGCAGGTACAACAGCGATTGGAATGCTTATCTTTCTATCTGCACTGACTGTTGATATTGTATCGCAATCAAAGATACGCAAACCTAATCTTGTGATCATATCAGCAATTATGCTGGCAGGAATCATTGTCAACTTCTCACTTGCTTCCGCACTACTTGTAGGATGGCTGTTTACCATAGCTTTTGTCCCATGGGCAATGGCAGGTGGAGCATATAAAACACCAAATGAGCACTATGAGCTTTACCATGGATTTTGGCATCTGCTGACATCTGAAGCTATTTATGCCACCGTATTAATTCTTACAAAAAACTTGCATCACTTCATGTAGAGTTTTATATTCACAGTAGCGCATTAGAGCAGCGGTCAGCTCGACGGTTTCATAAGCCGTAGGTCGTCGGTTCGAATCCGTCATGCGCCACTAAGAAACTACGAAATAAATCATGCTTAGAACTTATACATATATAGTCGAAACGATTAAACGTGGATTTGCTGATCCGGGTTACTCGGAGGGCTATATTATGTAGTTGCATCGAATTCAGCTACCTTAGAGCCCTCTTAGGAGAAATCCTTTGAGGGCTTTCTTTTATATAGAGTATTAGCGTAGTCCGGTTAACGCACTTGCTTTGGGAGCAAGGGATCATTGGTTCAAATCCAATATACTCTACTACACAAAAACCAGTAATGAGTTGTGGGTCCTCACGTTAAATTAAAACTTACTTCATGGGTTTCACCTGGTTCCATGTCAAATTACAAGCCCGAAGGTTTCACCTGAAATAACCTCTCCTGAAACATGGAGTCCAGTAAATACTGGTAAGTCATAAAAAAGGTGATTATGTAGGAGCTAGGAATGTTGGGGGAAACAAAGCTGTCTGTAAAACAGCTGCCGAGAGGATAAGTGGTTCGAGTCCACCCTCCTGCACAATCACAATAAAATGTGAAATACATAACTTTTTAACAGATATAACAACAAATAATAGTTAAAATAACACTATAATGAGGTTTTTCATCCTAAATAAAGATAGTTTTAAGGGTATTCCTGCCCGAACAACTAAACTATATCTACGATATTTTGGGGTGAAGCTTTAATGGTGAAGCACTAGACTTTTAATCTAGGGAAGAGGGTTCGATACCCTCCACCCTGACTACGGAAGTATGGCAGACGTGGTCAATGCATCGGATTGAAGTCCCGACAATGTAAGTTCGATTCTTACTGCTTCCACCAATATAATGGCTCCATGATCCAATGGCTTAAGATACCCGACTGTCTATCGGGCAATCTCGGTTCGAATCCGTGTGGGGCTGCTAACCGGCAAACAAACCGGAAAAACTGGCAGGGTATATTGCTACAAGCCCAGCTCTGCCAGTAACTTGGGGCTATAGTTCAACCGGCAAGAACTCCAGTGTTGCAAGCTGGAAATCTGAGTTCGAATCTCAGTAGCTCCACGTATTCCTCCAAAGCCTTTAATGGATGAGGTTCAGTTTTGTAAACTGAGGAAGCGAGTTCGATTCTCGATGGGGGATCTTTCAACCGTATTGGTTAAAAAACTTATTTTTCAACTGATGTGGTTAAAAATGCAGGATTGATGTAATTAGCGGAACATGGGTGGCTTCCAACCACCATCTATCAGTTCGATTCTGGTATCCTGCACAAATTGACTCGTAGCTCAGTCGGTAGAGCAGCACTCTCATAAAGTGTAGCGCGTAGGTTCGAATCCTTCCGGGTCAACAACATTGGCAGAAAGCTTAAGTCTGGTATAAGCACACGTCTGATACACGTGAGATAGTGGGTTCAACTCCCTCTCTGCCTACAAACGCCCTTGTAGTACAACGGACAGTACGTGTCGCTACGGACGATGAGATCAGGGTTCAAATCCTTGCAAGGGTTCAAAGAGCACAGAGGACGAAGTGGTCCGAGTCATCACTCTTTCACAGTGAAGGAAGCGAGTTCAAGTCTCGTCTGTGCTACCAACAATATAGCCCTATAATATAATGGCAAGTATGCTTGTGTTACATACAAGATGTGAAAGTTCGAATCTTTCTGGGGCTACTTGCTTCTTACTATCTCACCTATTATATTAGGTCCATCGTGACTTCATTACATAGAAATAGCCTCAATCAACACAATTCCCTATGGCAGGGAAGCGTGAGGGCTGTGCCTATGTGAGATTTCTCGGTTTTGATTTCATAATGGTTAATGTTTAAGCCCTTAGCTTTGATAGAGTTAGGGGCTTTTTTTATTGTGGGATAGTCTAATGGCAGGACGTCGGGCTTTGGACTCGGAGATGAGGGTTCGAATCCTTCTCCCACAACAAGTTGCCCAAGTGGTGAAATTGGCAGACGCGCGAGATTTAGGATCTCGTGTCCTTCGGGGCGTGTGAGTTCGAGTCTCACCTTGGGTACAATTTCAGATATGAAACGATTTGTAGTAAATAGTTTCAGATATGAAAGGTTAAGGAGGGACGTAAGGCTGGCGTACTTATCGGTCTTGAAAACCGTGATGGCAGAGATGTCGTGTGGGTTCGATCCCCACTTCCTCCTCATATGGAGAGTAAACCAGTCAGGGTACTGGACTCGGTTGCTAACCGATGGGAACAGAGATGTTTGAGCTTCGAGTGCTCTGCTCTCCGCCAAATGCCCACATGACGTAATTGGTAGGCGTGAGAGTCTTAAAAACTCTTGTCAGTGTAATCTGGCGTACAGGTTCGACCCCTGTTGTGGGCACATGTTACCGAAACAGATTTCGGGAACATAAATAACAGCATATGACCGAGTGGTTAGGTAGAGGTCTGCAAAACCTCCTACGTCAGTTCGAATCTGACTATGCTGTCTGTGGCTATGGTGTAATGGTAGCATGAGGAGTTGTGTCCTCCTTGGTCTGGATTCAAATTCCAGTAGCCACCCCATTTAACCTTATAGGCTTAAAAGTAGTGTTTTTAAGTCTATGTACTTAATACTGTGAGGTAGCTCAACGGCAGAGCAGACGGCTGTTAACCGGAAAGATGAGAGTTCGAATCTCTCCCTCACAGCAAAAACATCAGAGTAAAGATAATTGGATAATCGCCCAGTCTCCAAAACTGCGGTACATTGGTTCGATTCCAGTCTTTGGTGCAAATACTCCTGTGGCAGAATGGATTTATGCAGCGATTTTCTAAGTCGCCTTATAGGGGTTCGAATCCTCTCAGGAGTACTAGTATAAACCTATCTCAAAATTCTATTTGCATTTATCAAGGAAAAAGTATTATACTATAAAGGAATTCTTGATAAAATTATACAGAGTTGATACCTAACATAAACACTAATCAGCACAAGGAACCAGATAACTTCGCAAGCAATTGGATGAACTCCATAGGAGACATCATTGAATTGTGCCTATCCAGCGAGATATGGAAACGTCAGGACGTACATCCAGATGAAGTGGTGTACATGACGCAAAGCAGAAAGCAGACAGAAGATAGAGTATCCAAGACGATATTCTATTTGAATGACGAGCCTGTTATGATGTTTTCCAAAGCTCTCGGAGATACAGAAGTTCCTATGCACTATACGCTTTTTATATGAGTGAAGACAAACCCAAAGAATTAACAAAAAGAGAACTTGATTTCGCAAGTCCGATAAGTGGAGAAGTGAGAATATCACTATCTTCTTATCATGAACTGGTATCTAATTCAGCAAAAGCCACAGATATGGCTGACCGATATGAGATGGGTATTCAGGCAGTACAGCAATATCTTACATTCTTGCGACGTAAAAAGGAAATTGACTTTGAAGAGTTGATGGAAGAGTTTAATGAAAAGAATGATAATCTAATGATGTATGTGGATGAATCAGGTTCTGTAAGGTTCACAATGAAATAAGGACACTATGAAAGAAAAAAGACTTGGGATCACTATTCCCGACACATACAATTATATTCGTATCTTTAATGGTTTGATGGATCTGACAGATATGGAAATGAAGATACTTGCTGAATTCATTGATTTAAAGAAATCGCTGGACAAAGCAGGTATCAGTGTCAATCCATTTTCTACTGAGATGAAGAAGAAAGTGGCTGAACGCCTTGGTCGAAATGATTTTAACACACTTAACAATTATATTAAAAGCTTCGCTGATAAAGGAGCAACCGTAAAGACTGATGATGGATACCAAATCAATTCTACGTTGATTCCTTCCGGTGGAGCTGAGAAAATAACGATTGTTGTCAATGAGCAAGAATGAACCTATTTATCAGCAACGTATTATTAATCAACTTGCAAAGGAGAACGATTTAAGTCCTCGTCAAGTTAGACGTGCTGTGATGCACCAGTTTAAGTTTGTTCGTAAGAAAATGACTCAAGGAGATTATGAATCTATACGACTTCGTTATTTTGGACAGTTTAAAGTAGATCCTAAACGAGCAAAGAAACTTAATGAGTAAATTCGTAGAACCGTATATCATTGTTAATCGCTTATTTTACGACACAGAGATTGTGGATGAAGATACTCCACTCACGTATGATAAGCCTAAAACAAAGAATAAGTACTATCGTGCGAAACGAAGAATGTACTTAAAGGATATTCGTGATATTGAAGAATACAAGTACACGAACTTCGATCACATGACAAACTCAAAACTTACCAGAGTCTATACAGACTTCGGTCAGATTGTAGTGGAAATGGGATTTGAAGTTTTGTGTGATATTCTCAATGAATACGACAAAAACAAGATAAACATAATAAGCAACTAACTTATGTCAAAAGAAAACAAAATGGAATTGGCTAAATCAGCCAACGAACTTAAAAATGATGATTCAATTCCCACTATTGGTGAAGGAGAAGATACTCCGGAACAGCCATGGGAAGAAGTCAAGAATGATCTGACGATTATTCCTGATATGATTTGCATCATTCCTCCTGAAGAAACAGACACAGGCGTTATCCTTCCTGACGGAACGACCCTTATGGACGATGAAGAATATCGTCCGAAAGTAGAACTGAAAGGAGAGAATATTGAGTTTGTGGAAGAAGGGGAGCGAGTAATTCTGCATCCTAATGCAGCTAAGCAATCAATCCCTATTCAGTTTAAAGGGCACAAAGTATTCTTTGTTCATCAACAATTCATTATGGGTAAAGAAGCGTAATGAAGTGTCAACTGTTAACAATAACTGAGGATTATGTGGGTGTGCCTTCTCCGGAGGCATCCCTCATATCCGAATTCAATAGAATCATTGAAAGAGATGACTCTGAGAACAAACGTATAGCCGCGAAAGAGCTGGCATACATCTACTACATGGTAGATTGGGAATCAGAGTTCATGCATCTTGAAGAAGAGAGACGCTCTCAACGCATCATTGATTCTTTATTTGAACAGGAGTGGGAGCCAGACGAAGCAGTTCAGGAAGGTATCAGGAAGTACAAAGAGTTATACGCTAATGACTATACTGAAATGCTGGATGCTGCTCGTGATGGTGCTCGTAAGTTACAGAATTATTTCCGCGATGTTGATCTTAATGAAGTGGATGACCATGGAAAGCTTATTCATAAAGCAAAAGATCTTGCTCAGAATTTAAAGCAAGTAGGAGATATTATTGAAGGACTACAAGACCTTGTGGAACTTGTAAGAAAGAATCAAACGACTGCTAATAAAAATAGGGGTGACGTAGAGACTAACAAATACAGCCAGTAAATGATAAAAACGTTCAAAAATACAGAGAGATTTCGACAACCAGCACTTCATTTTGAGGAACACGGTTATTATACCAATGCTGTTGAAGGTACAAGGGAATGGGAAGAGTATTGGGATACACAATATGATCGGTGTCTGAATGGGTATGAATCAGAGGGAACAAAGATTACAGGGTATCATTATTGGTATCTGAACTTCTTTCCTATGATGCGTATTCCAAAAGATGCACTTACAGGAGAGTCAGAGGTAGCTGTGAAGAATGAAGGGTTCCCTGCTTTTTACGATGGAGACTACAATTACTTTTGGCTCGTAGAAATAGCTCGTCATGGAATATCTCCAGAAGAGTATGAAAAACTTGGGTTAAAGATTGATATTCATCCTGATGATCTTTCCGGAGGTTTTCACATAGCTGTTCTAAAAGCTCGTCGTAAGGGATATTCCTACAAGAATGCAGCTATGATCTCAAGAAACTATCATCTCATATCTGAATCAAAGAACTATGCCTTTGCAGATGACAAAGAATTCTTGTTAAAGGATGGTCTGCTTCATCCAAAGACGTGGCAACACATGGAGTGGATGAAAGATAATACAGCTTTTGGACAACCTCGTCTTATTGATGGAAAGCTTCACCGATACTCTGGCTATAAAACAAAGGTGGAAAAGGGATATGTAGAACGTGGAAAGAAGTCTCAGATCATTGGTGTAACACTGAAGAATGATCCTGAGAAATCTCGTGGTAAAGATGGTGATGTACTGTTATTTGAAGAGGCTGGTAAACTACCTGACTTAAAGAAAAGCTGGAAAATTGCAAAAGAAACAGTAGGGCAGGGAAAGTTTACTACCGGACTTATGATTTGTTTTGGTACTGGTGGTGAAGAAGGAGCTGACTTCGAGGGACTGGAAGAGATCTTTATGAATCCGGAAGCTTACGGTGTTATTCGTGTCCGCAATCAGTGGGATGATGGAGCTCACAATAGTTATTGTGGGTTCTTTCATTCAGCAGCTTGGAACTTTGAAGGGTTCATGGATGCGGATGGTAATTCTGATGAAGAAGCTGCGAAAGCCTTTATTATGAATGAACGTGAAAAGGCAAAACAAGCTCCAGACCCGAACGCCCTTTCACAGTATGTATCTGAGCAACCTCTGAATCCACAGGAAGCAACGACACAGGCAGATATTAATATTCTGCCAACAGCAGAACTACAGGCACAACTAAACTCCGTTAAAGCTAATGAGCGATGGAAGTTTGGTACGCCCGGAATTCTGTATGAAGCAGAAGAAGGTGTAAAGTTTCGTCCTTCCGATGATGTGAAACCTATCATGAATTACCCTCATCAACCAAAGGACAATCTCGAAGGAGGTGTGGTTATTTACCAATCTCCATTCCGAACCAATGGTAAAGTTCCCAAAGGAATGTATATTGTCTGCCATGACCCTTATGCTCAGAACACATCTGTAGATGGCAAATCACTTGGATCAGCGTATGTACTTAAACGCACAAATCGTCTTGATCAAACGCTTAATGAATGTATTGTAGCAAGTTATGTTGGAAGACCCGGAATGCAGGATGAATATAATCGAAATCTGTTTATGCTTGCTGATTACTACAATGCAAAGATAGGTTTTGAGAATGATCGTGGAGATGTTATCGGATACGCAAAACGCTTCCATAAACTTCACAAGTTAGAAGAACAGTTCGAAATGCTGGATAAAAAGGAACTCCAGTCGAAGAACGTCAAGCGTCCTTACGGAATGCATATGACTAAGCAAAGAAAAGAACAGGGAGAAATTTACATAAGAGACTGGCTTATGACACCAGTAACAAATTATGATGATGGAAGTACTAAACTGGTTGTTCATACGATATTTGATCCAGCTCTACTTCAAGAATTGATTAAGTACAATAAAGATGGTAACTTTGATAGAGTTTTATCATTAATGGTTGGTATGTATCATCAAAAAGAGCTTTATAATAAGAAAGTAGTAGAAACACAATCAGCACCACACGAAGACTTCTTTCTATCAACAAATCACTTTAATTAAAATATGACTAGCAACACGGCTAATAACATTCCTCGACAGAAACTTCCTCGTAGTGAGAAGACAGACAAATGGGCACAGCGTACAGCTGATGCTTTTATTGGTTTATCTAAATTTACAAGAGGAATATCATCAGATAACTTTACTCAAAAACTCTATGATTACTATAATGGAGTTATTGATAAAGCTGATTACACACACATCACAAAACCCTTTGGAGAACGCAGACAAAACTTTCCTGCAAAGCTTCATAATTACAATATCATAAAACCTGTAATTGACACGCTGGTTGGAGAAAAGGTAAAGAGACCTATTAACTATACTGTGGTCAATACATCTCCTGATGCAGTTAGTGCAAAGAAAGAAGCATTCATGAAGTTCAAGAGAAAGAATGTGTACCAACAGTACATTAACGAACTTAATGACCTCGGTGTCCCCACAGGACAGAAGTCTCAAGAGGTTCCGGATTTGGATAATCTTCAAGAGATATTTGAAGAGAACTACAATGATGTTGTTGCTCTTCGAGGACAGAAATCTCTTGATTATATGAACCAGTTCTTGGAAATTGATGATAAACAGATTAAAGGCTGGTATCATTTTCTTATTGCAGGAGCCGTTGCAACATATCGTGGAGTTACTTATGATGAACCTGTATATGAGGTTCTTAATCCACTAGAGGTAGATGGAGATAAAGATCCGGATATAGAGTTCTTAGAAGATGGAGACTGGGCTGTTCACCGTAAGCTATCATATCCTTCCTCAGTTATTGATACATACTTTGATGAGCTTACTGATGAGCAAATCTCTCGTCTCGAACGACCACGTGGTGCGTATGATACTGGTTTTGTTACAAAGACCGGTAATGAATTTGGATCTGTCGGTAACAGAAGCTATCAACGAAGAGATCGTCAGATTGAAGTTATTCGTGTGTACTGGAAATCACGAAAGAAAATTGGTTTTGTAAATTACGAAGATCGTTTCGGCAGAGTTCAGACTAAAACTGTACAAGAAGGTTATACTCCAGGAGCTAATGAAACCATCGAATGGGAATGGGTAAACGAGGTATGGGAAACACATCGCATTGATGGAGATATTTATGTACGTCAGCGTCCTATTCCAAATCAAAGACTTTCTATTGACAATCCTTCCAAATGCAAGCTCCCTATTAATGGAAGACATTATAGTGATATGAATGCTGATAATATCTCTCTTGTAGCAATGGGTATTCCATATCAACTGTCATACAATATTTATAAGTATCGTTTAGATCTGGCTGTAGCTAAAAGTAAAGATCAGGTAGCACAATTCGATATTAACATGATTCCTAAGAAATGGTCGCCCGAAGACTTCATGTATTGGATTGAGACTACTGGTATTGCCTTTGTTGATTACAACAAAGAGGACATTAAGCTGAGTCCTCAGCATCAATCTGTGATGGACTTAACCATCAAAACAATGACAGAGTATATTGAATTGTTACAGATGATCATACAGGAATGGGAGAGAATGTCCGGAGTTAATCAACAGCGTCAAGGTATTGTTGGGGAACATGCTGGGAAGGCAACAACAGAACAGGCTATTGTGCAGAGTGCAAATATTACTGAAGATATGTTTCGTAAGTATTCACGTATGGAACAACGTGATCTTCAGGCTCTTATTGATTATTCCAAGATTGCTTGGATTAATGGTAAAAAGTCTCAGTACATCCTGCCAGAGGGATTATCAGAAATAGACATTGATGGAGTAGAACACATGAACTCGCAGTATGGAGTGTTCGTCAATGGTTCTGGTAAGGAAGTTGAAAAGATACAGATCATGAAGCAAATGATTCAGCCTATGATTCAAAACGGTGCTTCTATGACATCTATAGCTGAGATTCTTAACTCCGATAGCTTTGAAGAAATCTACGAGAAGGTTAAGAAAGTAGAAAAAACAAGAGCTCAGCTTGAGCAAGCACAAATGAAAGCAGAAATGCAAGACAAGCAGAAAGAGCGTCAACTTGAAATTATGAAAGAAGATCGAGAAGATGCACGTCAAGCTGCTAAAAACGCTACTGATATTAAAGTTGCTGAAATACGTCAGTCTGATGGATATGATGGAGAAGATGAAGATGATGAGAAGCTTGATCTTGATAGACGTAAGCAACAACAAGATCATCTTATTGAAGAGAAGAAGCTAGCAGAAGAGAAAAGATCTAATAAAGCTAAAGAAGCTATTGAACGAAAGAAGGTCAACGCTAGCAAAAGTAGCAACTAAAGTGTTATATAATTAAAGTTTATATTTTTATAAAATATTTCTTTACAAAGAATAAACTAACCCTTAAATTCAACCATAGATATGGCAACAGACAAAGAAACAAACAAAGTAGGACTCAATGATGTAAACTTCCTTCAGTTAGGAGAACAACCCTCTGATGGAAAAGATGAAACAATCGTTGAAGACGAAGAGAAAGAAAATCAGGAGCAGGAAGAGGAGGAAACTCCGAAGCCTGAAGAGGAAGAAGAAACTGAAACTCAAGAGAGTGAAACCGACGACGGTGATACTTCTTCCGAAGAAACTGATGAGTCCGAAAAAGAAACTAAAGACGAAGAGGGACAAGAGGGAGACGATGAACCCTCCATCTTTCAAACAGCTGCTCAAGATATTGGAGTAGAGCTTGATGAAGATACCTTTGGTGATATTAATTTTGATGATCCTGACCAGAACGATCTGGCTAAGTTTATTGAAAAATCAGCAAAGCAACTTTCAAACAAGCAAATGGATGCTACATTTGATGAGTATCCGGAAGCTAAAGCTCTCGTGGACTTTGCCAAGAAAGGTGGAGATCCTCGACAGTATATTGAGACGATGCACCCTCAGTTTGATTATAATGAGGTAAACTTTGATGAGCAGATTGCTGAAAATGAGCAAGCACAAGAACAGCTTGTACGAAATCATTTAGCTGCTCAGGATACTCCTCAAGAAGAAATTGATGAAATGATTGAAGACTTCCGCAATGGTGGAATTCTTGAAAAACAATCAAAGCGTTCTTTGAAGCGATTGCAACAAATGCAAGAGAGTGCTCAGGAGGATCTAATAGCTGAGCAGGAACGGAAAGCTGAAGAAGCTAAACAGCAAGCTGAAAAAGAACAAAAGAGAATTAGATCACTCATCGACGAAACAAAGAGTTTTAAAGGTCTGAAGATTCCTAAGACAGATAAGGATGATTTGAAGAATTATCTATTTGAACCTGTCAATGATGATGGACACTCTCAGGCACTTGTCGATGGCGTTGAGATGAGCGAAGAAGAACGAGTCGCAATTGCTTATCTCAAGATGAAGAATTTTGACTTTGAAACACTTATTGGTAATGAAGCGGAAACTAGAAATAGCAAGAAGCTGAAAGACCAAATTAAGAAGAGTCGTGAAGACGAAGTAAGCTCTTCTAAAGAAGGTAAGAAGAAGTCAAAAAGTGGCAAGATACAAGATATTAAGCCTATATTTTAACCCTAAAAACACGGACACATATACATGCAAGTAACCAAACAATACTACAATGATACTCAGATGACGGACAGTAACAGTCTGGCACAAGCTTTAGTCTCACGTCCATCTGTTCTTTCTCCGATTATTACACATCTGGGTGGTAAAGAGAACCAAAAGTTCCCTCTTGCCATGTTGACAGAAGGTATTGGTAATGTCCAATCTATTGATAACTTGGAATACGAGTATCGTGTACAGTCCCGAATGGAACATGCTCGACCTGTGGCGGAAACTCCTTCTACTACCAGCAACCTTGGTAAGGGCGGAGCCCCATTCAAACTGGTATTCCCAGATCGCTGGTTCATCAAGGACTACGTACTGATCTCTAAGAATGGACACCAAGCCCGAATCATGGCAGAGCCAATTCCTGTAGGAAGTGGATTTGAATACACGCTTGAACTCGTGGACCCAGATCCAAATGCTACAATGCCGGCTTCTGATGTGCAAGAAGGATCACTTTTCGCTCAAATGTTTGCACCTGTAGGTACTGACTTCTCCCGTGGTAACGCTTCTAACTGGACAACTCCTGCGCTGATCCGTCACAAGCTTACTACAATTCGTAAGTCATACCAATTCTCAGGAAACGCAAAGGATTGGGTAGCGGAATTTGAATTAGACACTGACAATGGAACCACAAACCTCTGGATGGATTATGAGGAGTGGCAGAAAATGCTTCAGTGGAAACAAGAATCCGAGGTGTACTACTGGTACGGTCAGCAGTCTTACAATGAGAATGGTGAGACGCAGATGCGTGACGAACGTGGTCAACCTGTTACAATTGGTCCGGGACTACTGGAGCAAATCATTAACAAGGAGACTTACAGTTCTCTAACTGAGAACAAGCTTCGTCAGGTAATCGGTGATCTGTTCTTCGGAATGACTGATGCTGACAATATGGAGGTAACTCTGTTTACCGGAACAGGTGGAGCTCGTGAATTCGACTCTGCTATGAAAGACTTCCTGCAAGCAAACGTTTATACTCAGTTTAACGACAGAACGTTTGTAACCGGGCAAGGTCGCGAACTTGAAATGGATGGATACTTCACAAGCTACCGTCACGTTGATGGTCACGTTGTGAATATCGTGAAAGTACCACTGTTCGACCACGGTCCCGTTGCAGAAGCAAGCCGTAAGCACCCAGAAAGTGGACTTCCACTTGAAAGTTACCGAATGGTATTCGTTGATCAGTCTCGTTACGATGGTCAAAATAACCTGCAAATGATCAACAAATCTGGACGAGAGTTCAAACGTTGGGCGGTTGCTGGTTCTACAGTACCACGAGGATTCAACGAAAGTAATCTGCTTCGCGCAAGTGACATTGACGGAGCAAGTGTACACTTCCTTAAAACGTGTGCAATTCTGCTTAAACGCTTTGATACGTCTCTTGACCTTCAATGCGTTGCAAGCTAAACTAGATTTGGCTGAGGGAACTGACTACTGGTTCCCTCTGACCAACTACAAAACAGTAGTTAATTAAAACAAACAATAGTTATATGTCTGACGCAACAACACGAAAGATTCAAATTCGTAGGAGAGAAGGTCGAAACTATCTCCCTCCGAAAGTTAAAGCTAAAGCTAAACGAGTAATCGGTAGTGTATTCAAAGACAGACGCCCTCTTGGAATTGCTGATGAACAGCTTGAAAAGAAGCTTCTGAAAGAATACGAAGGCATCCGACCAGATGATCGAGATTTTTCCGAGAAGCGGAAACGATTCTGGAAAGAAATGCGTGTCATTGTTCCATCAGATGGGAAAGTACTTGATATTTCTACCGATGGAGAAGGCGAACCGGTGAAGCTGGAAGACTACCTTATTTATAAGTGGTTGGAGAATCACCCACTTGTAGCAAAGGATAAAGATTCTATGCTCAATGAAAATAAGGACTACTACCTGTATGATCCGGAAAAAGAAATTCATAACGAGAACAAAACAGTTAAAGCTCGAAAGAAAGCTTACGAAGCTCTGATTGATCTATCAGATAGCGAAGAAGTTGTAGATCAACTTATTCGTCTGCTTGCAGATCAGAATCCTGCAAAAATGACTCCTGAAATGAAGGAGAATAAACTTGATCAAATTGCACAAACGCAACCGGTACGCTTCCTGAAATATGCGGAAGATCCTAACTTGGCTCTACGAGCTGAGGTTGAGGAAATGGTTGAG